CATTTAATACTATAGGTTATGAATCTTATTTTCAGGTGCAAGGATTTATGTCTGGTATTTTATATCCAGATATTATTGTCGGTAACGCAAATGCAGAGACTATCGTTACCTCATTTACAATGAACACTTCTAATCATTTGACAAAATATGTGGCTCAAAATAATAGTATTATTGTTGGTCCTTATTTAAATAATTCATTTACTGCAAATGATAAGGTATTTCTATGGTTCGTAACAAATTCATCCTCAAATATTGCTAATACTAATTATACTATCAATAGATCAAATGGTGAATATCTCTTCATTACTAATCCTCTTTCAGAAACAATTTCAGGAAATATAGGTAATGTTAGAGTATATAAACCAGACATTACAATTAAAATGAATTATAGCTTGCCTCAAGAAGGTTCTAATATCTACCTTCAATGGGCTAATACCTTGACAAATGCTGACATTACGCTTGCTAATGGATTTTATAGTGTCTATAAAGTTGGCAGTGCATCTTTCAATGTCGCGCATCCTAATAGTTTATCTGCCGTTTCTACATCCAATACAGTAAATGTGATTACTAAAAAAGTGCAAATAACATCGGTCGTAAATCATGAATTTAATACAAATGACTTGGCTTATATTTTATTCTTGGGTGGCGACACCGCCAACACTTCAAATGGATATTATGTAGTTCAAGATGTTACAAATAACTCATCATTCAATATTGCATATCAGAAAACAATTTTGTCTGGCAGTACTGTTAGAGTTCATAAAAAAAGATCGAGAATTGTTATAACTGGTACAAATAGTTTTGCTAACAGCAACACAATTTACTTATCATTTACTAGTGGCGATCAAGCAAATTCCACCAATGGTGTTTATGATGCGATAAAAATAGGTGCATTGTCATTGATGGTAAATGTGCCTAAATCATTGACGGCCAATTCTAATGTTAGAATCTGGTCTTCACAAAATAATTACTCAAACATATTATTCAGAACATCTAATGCAAATAGTAGAATTTTCAGAACAATATCTAATAATAATGTTTATATAGAATTTTACCGCGCCGGCGCCGACCTGGCAAATGGTGTTTATACTATTAAAAGTAGATATGGCGGAACAAATACATATAATATCTTTTATAATGCTAATACATATATTAATCAGACGACCAATACTGTTAATTATTCTGGCATAGGTGTATCAACTAATTCTGTTATGGAAGGTATTTCTTTGGTTTCGATGTATAAATAAAAGAAAAGGATAAAAAATTGACAGCCGCACGATCTAAATATTTCGACATATATGCTGCAAAACAGATTAAAAAATCTGTTTCTGGCGCTGGCTCGTCTAATGTGTATTTGTCTTTTGGAAAAAGCACAGAATGGCCTAATGAATCTTCACCGCCGCAACCTAATACTTCTGTAAATGTATATAATGAAGTATGGAAAAATATGATAGGCGCCAAAAAAATAAACAGCGTCGATATAAGACATGCGGTGCCTCGTTTCGATTGGAATTCAGGAAATAAGTATGTTGCTTACGATCATAGAATAGATTCAAGAGATTTAAAAAACGATAATACAGCATTTTATGTTTTAACATCAGATTATAATGTCTATAAATGTTTATCTAATAATAGTAATTCTGTTTCTACAGTAATGCCTACATCCACTATAACCACTACGCACTTTCAAACGACTGACGGTTATGTCTGGAAATTTATGTATAATCTGACTGCCGAAGAAAAGCTTAGATTTTTAACGCCCAATTTTATACCAGTCAAAACTATAATTGGTAGTGATAATAGTCTGCAATCTTTAGTTCAAAACAGTGCTGTAGATGGTGCTATTCATGTTATAAATGTGAATAATGGTGGACAAAATTATTCTGCAAATGACGTTTCCGTGGTTATTACAGGCGATGGTCAATATGCTAATGCCTTTGCAAAAATAAACACCGCAACACAAAAAGTAGAATCTATTGTAGTTGATAATATTGGTTTCAATTATACATATGCAAAAGTAAACTTAATTTCATCATTAGGTTCTGGCGCTACGGCCACTGCAATGATTAGTCCTCCTGGTGGACATGGTTCTGACGCAATTACAGAATTAGGCGGTTCTTATTTGATTTTTGATCTACAATTCAGAAATACAGAAGGCGGCTTATTGACT